ATCGCCAGAGGGTGCGTGTCCTATCTTCACCTACGAAGGCCAGCAACCTTGGACGTGGTTCTTCAAATGTTACAGTCTCACCTTCACCGTTATAAAGATGTATTGGTGACATACGATAAGGTCCCTGATATGGAATCTGAACTGACAGTCCTCCCTCCATCACACCGTTTTCAGCTGTAGGAAGCTTAGGGTAAGCCCCAGATCCAGAGTTGTAATGGTTTGAATACATAACAGTGTAGGGTGAGGGAACAATAGAAGCATCGTAAGCGAGGTCGCCAGATGAAATATCCGCTCCTTCACCCCTGTATAAACGTATTGTCTGTATGTCGCCTCCCACAAGACCAGCTCCAGCACGGAAGCGCACACCTCCTCGAAAGAAAGCGAATGGTGCATGTACCTGAGAAGCTACAAAATCTAAAAGGTTCTGTGGGAGGGTGTAGTCAGGTGAAATGTACTTAGAAGCACCAATAATCCATGGATAACAAGTTAAGAAGTTGCCCGTGTCATCTGAAGAGTACATACGTATACTGTTATACCTCTTGAGTAACTGGAGGAGTGACCCGGCATGTTCAGACATAGATTCCTGGCAGAATTCCAATTGTAACGTGGAAAGGGGTGCATTTCCTGGAGCGGAACACACTATCTCTGTAGAAGTTTCATTGACATCACCTCCCTGTGTGACAAGCGGTAAAGCCTCCCATAACATGGGACACTGGAATTGCATCGATTCGGCACCACGTATGTAAACTAACACATCCACTGCAGGGGAGCAAGTTTCTGGACTACGGAGGGGGTTCACAACATTGACGTACAATCTGCCACATCCAATGTGTGTATCTATGAAATCAAGGGGCAATAAGTAGGGACATCTGAAGCACATATAATCTCCCTCCTGAATGTCGACAATGGTCCTGTATGTATAAGCAGAAGATGTCAGATTTAATGTACCATCAGAGGGACCAGGTACAAAAGAGATAGCCAGAGAACCAGCATGAAAACCGGTCTTGACTAACTTAAAGGCAACTTCAAAACCACCTCGATACATCTTGAACAATCGTGACAGGTAACTAAGAGGTGTACGATAAATCGCATTAGTACCTGCATTTGTAAAGAGGGTCTTAGGTTCCAGCCCTAGAACATATAATGATTGTCCAGGAGTGTCAGAAGTGGACAAAGAAAAGCTGTCAAGGTAAGACCACTGTGAAGCGATAAAAGGAATAGACATTTCATCCTGTCCCCCATTGCTTTCTCCATCCAACAGTCTAAGTTTTGAATCATATAATAACGCGAGAGGTACAGAATTATCAAAACCATCACTTGTAGTACACTGATAGTGATAATTCATACTCATCAAACATGGTTGTTCAGTATTCAAAGGTTTACTTAAACCAAAGGAAAGTGCAGCTCCTTTCGCTGCATTCAGGAACCAAGAAACAGGGCCTGCATAAAGAGAGAGGATGGGAATCTTTGAGACTTCCCCTGTAAAAGTTGCAGCCGCACCCAGGAGGTGTGAAATAGGTTTCATCTCTTGTTCGGAGGGGTTGACACGCCGTGACTTTATTTTCCCGGTGCCGGACTGAGGACCACTAACAGCTCGGTTAGTTTGTCCATAAAGCTCCACATCATGCAAAGAATACCAAATTGTGTAGTCAGCGGTAGTTGGTCCAGTAGGGCCAGTGACCAAAGCAGACATGATCATAAGGTAGACATCTCCATGGTCCCAAATATTTCCAGAAAGCTCGATAAAACGTTGTGGATTTACGTAAGGGATCATGAGAGAAACAGAACTATCGGCAGTGCCTATCTCCACTCCTGGGAGTTGAGAAAAGGGTACACGATGGCTCTTGTGGGAGGCAGCTTTGCGGCGGTTCAAACTTGCAGCAGGATAATATGCTAACCTGAGACGTCCCTGTTGGAATGGTGTTGCGTTCAGCGTTAATTCCACTTTCACTTTACACTTCAAACCAAAGAATCCATGAAGCTTCTCTTTCCACATAGTATTAGCAAAAATACCAGTCCATACAGCCTCGTTAAATAATAAGGTACTGGCAGTGTCAGTCGTAGCCCATGCACCAGTGGTGATCGGGATCGGTTTAGCCAGGTACTCCGCGACCATGGAGATATTATTGGGTCTATAAGTGCGGGCCAGGATGGGTAATGGATTATCATCAACAACCCTCTCCGCCACCTGCCCAGGAGTAATAAATTCGGTTGTCCCTTCTTGATTAGAATCAGCAGACGTAAGGGACAAAGAAACAGTCTGTGAAGCTCCCGTATTTTCATTATTGTTAAGCCAATTTCCTGATCCTAGCTGCCGGCTCAGACAGACTAGGACAATCCTGCTCCATCCCCTTATAGGGGTAGGGTTTGTTTCAGGGGCTGCCTAGGTACAAACCATGCCTAAATAGGCAAACCGAGGATTAGTGCTAGCAGGCATGCTCACCTCTCCTCCCGTCTTTTATAGACATACGGCAGGTCATAGTTAACTACGTACTCTAATGCTCAAACGACAGGCAAGTCCACTCATCTTGAGCTTCGTGCCAGTTGCCATTGTAGAGCAAAACTTCCTTTCCAACGTCAGCCGAGCTAACCGCTTCAGAGAATAGTTTCCTGCCTTCCTGGAAAGCTTCTCTCCCATGAGCAGATAATTCTAACAGCATATGGTCAACGTTGGCTTTCCAATGCACCAAATCTATATCATGGTCCTTAGTCCATTGCACAGATTCGAAAATGGTCTCTTTTGCAAGGGGGGCCATCCATCTGTGTTTATCACAATGGTGTGTTCTAAGGAAACCACGTTTCAGAAAGTTGCACTCACTCAAAGTCCTATCACCTACGTCATCAGTGGACTTATTTTCATCAGTGTAGACCATACCCAATTCAGATAAGGCTTCCGTAAGAGCTTGTTGTGTTATATCATCAAACAAAGCCTTCATAACTGAAATTAGGTTGTCATCTCCAAATGTGGTAATCTTCACCGCACCACGTCTTTCTTTAAGGATTTCCATGGCTTGGTTATAATTATTACATTGAGGTTCAACTATTTTCACAATGGCACACCGCACTAGTATACAATTTCCAACGCAGTTCACAAAAACGGTGAGGATGTTTCCAGAAGGGTTGCCACCCATCCATTGATAGACGCTCTTGATACAGATATGTCTGCTCTGAGCAAGTTCATTAATCAATGCGTCTCGGATTTTCTGGCTGTCCTTCCCTTCATCTCTATAAAAAGATAGGAGGACTCTCTTCATCGCCCAAATTAACTCCACAGATAGTGTCTTGTCAAAACCACCATAATCACCAGCAATTACACGAAACAAAGGGGAATTGGATCCATGTCGTTTAGCTAGTTGGCTCCAGTCATCGCCCATAGGGTTGATGCCCACAGCCATACCATTATGGATGCGATTCTGCATAGCGTACACTGAAAACATAAGTGTTTGCTTGCGTAAAGCTATAGCAGCAATTAAATCTGAAGATGAGATGAGGCGGGTCTTCCCAGCCGCTACACGATCTAAGGGGCGCAGCTCATCCTTAAGGAAGTGGTTGTTAACGATAAAAGGTCTCTTACCTTCAAGAATGGTCTTCTCAAGGAAATCAACGTGGTCCTTTATCATGAGACAACTGCTTGAATCAAATTCCCAACCACCGTCTCCAAAGGCGGCTTTCTTACTTCCACCAGGCAGAACGTGCTTCATTGGCCAACCAGGGCTGGTTTTCCTGTTTATCCCATCTGCATAGTCTAAGCCGGGGATGCCCATAACCGCTTCCTCAAAACTCAATACCCTACGGAAATCGTCGTTCAGTTCAGAACCAGCTGTATAAAACTCGTGTAAGAAATCATCTGTCGCTGCTCGCAAAAGGGCATCACCAGGACTAACGGAAGATAATCCATAGCCACTCCTGGCGTTCTCTAGGGGATCAATTCCCCCCCTTGGCGCTAACATAGCTTGAGCCTTCTTAGGGGGACGACCTTCAATCTTCCCATGAATAGGCGATTTTACCAACCTAGATTTTCTCATCTGGGGAATGGGTTTAACTTCGCATTCAACAGGGAGTCCACCCAAATCGGGAATTTCACCACATTGTATCATGTTGACTACATCAGGGTGGGCAGAGGAAGGGCCAACATCAACGAGTTGATCCCACATCACGCAACACTCCATCAGAGCAATCTCTAGGAATTCTCTATTGACAACAGCCCCAATACCCTTTGTGCAACGATCACCCCCCACATGTATAGAGGCAATTTTGGATTCGTTTCCTTTATCATAGACAAGGAAAGGAGAACCGCAATCACCTGTGCGGGTGATGACATCATAGTATATAGCGTCTGACGAAGCTTGCACACCTGAGTCGTACGCGACTAAGCCTGCTCGCTTGTAAGTGGCACTATGGAAGACCTGTCGTATATCAGAATTCAGTACTACGAGCATGCCCTTGTGGTTTGGGGGTAGCTTGTCTTTCTTAGATCTAAACAACTTCAGAATATTAGGACCAGTAATACCTGGTATTAAGAACACAACTGCGTCATCATTTGGGTCTTCAGTAGCATTGAAAACGGTCCCGGTCCTACTACCATCCTCGTTAACAAAATCTAAAAGATCTATCAACTTCTTCCGCATGAAACGCTCTTTGAATTCTCTTGAATTTTTATTAAACGCAGGAGAACAATGGAATGTGATCTCAGCATTAGGGTCAGGTGGGATGCCTTCTTCCTCACTGCCATTTACTATGTTCGCCCAATAACCAATATAATGGTCTGGCATCAGCACAACATTGTTTTGCAGGGCTAGAACACAACCCTCGTGTTTAGCATTAGGGTTTATGGAAGTCTTGATTACGAAACGCCAAATATTCTTAGTCACCAACTTGGAAGCTAATGTACCAGCATTAGGGTCCTCGCCTATCTGAGGGACGACACGATTAGATTTCCGGAAACTCTTCAAAGGAACTTTCTTAAAACCATATGGCATGTCACTCTGCTCAGAAAACACAGGTTCAATGGGCGCTGGCGGGAACATCCATTTAAGGAACTTACCAAAGGCAAAACCAATGGCGTAGGACACAGCAAAACCCGCCAAAAAGCGCATAATCGAGCTAAGTGGGCCTACCCCTGCCATAGGGACACTTTGTTGTTTCTCCTCAATATCATAGGCAATATTAGCCAAGTTGTTTATTAACCATGATCTAACTACGTCATCCAATGTGATATGAGGATCGTGAATACAACCGCGGTAATCATCAATCTGAAGGTCATCCTTGGCTTGGTTCACCAATCCTATAAGTTCTGATACCGTGACAGTGTTGTTCACACCAAAAGTGTACTCTGCCACCCCATTGGACTTCAACTTAAAAGGGATCTGCATAGCTTCCAAGGCAGTTGGCACAGAGGTGCCAGCGGGAAATTTGACTGATTTATTGCAGGCAGGGCAAACATTGCAGGAAAAACCAACCTGAGGCCGGTTCTTCATGCGGGCGGATCGACGGTCTAGGATAGACTCCACATCTTCATCAATAGCGCTAAGCAGGTCAGCACATTTAGTTTTGTTGGTCCTATATGTATCAATAACAAAGTCTACCAATTCTTCATAACCAATAGGGGTGTCATCAAAGGTACCATTCTTGAGATCATTCACCTTGAAGAACTCTAAGAAACCAAAGTCCCTAGGTCCCATACCTGCCTCTTTCACAAGATCAAAATCTACTAAGCGGTCCCAAGGGGAGGCTTCGTCTTTTGTGGCCTCAGAGACAAACTCAGGCTTAACGGCACACATAAATGTGTTGGCCATCCTACGGTATACAGCCTGCGATTCCTCGATTGAGTGCAAAGAATTAAAATGAGCCCTATTAGTAGTAGCCCAGATCAATTCAGATCTAAAGTAAGTAGTTCCTTTCTCGTGCAAACTAGCCATATTCAGGGACATGGGATTCATGTTAATCCACTGAATCAAATCGGACCAAACAGTTTTTGTTCCGGGCACATCCCTCAGAAAACCTAGTTCATCAACTAAATAGTTCAACTGGCCATTATAGCCAGAATAAAAACCATCTCCTTGATCATGGGCCTTAACAAAGGCGCCGCGGTTGGATCTCATCAGAGGAATCTGCCGGTCTGGGATGATATTTGCGGTAACACGGGGCCATAGAGATAACATACATTGAGTCTTTCCTACGCCAGGTGGTCCGGTTAGGGTGATCAACACAGGCTCAGGTCTCTGTCCAGAGACAGAAACACTCCTTGTGGCTAACTCACTTTTTATCTTGGATAGAGTCTGTAAAGTTGTAGACAAGCTGGCCATATCAGCAGCGGAATCGCGCAATGGGGTGAGTTTCTTCCTCAACCCCTCGCCCTCAGCAATTTTCTGTTCTACTGTGGCAGCAAACAAAACGTCTTTCAAGGGGTCAGCGTAGAAGTCCTTGCAGATGGCAGCCACGCCAAGCATGTACTCTTTGACTTCCCAAAAAGGGTCTGATTTAATGCAAATCTTCTCACCACCAATCCAGTTAGTAATAAAAGAGGCACATTCTTGCAGAATGGACAGGAAAAAGTCTACAGTAAACTGCATACCATCATGCATCCTTCTCAAGTACATAGATTTCTTTCCGAACTCTTCAACCATCTCCAAAATTGTGTCCTTTTTCATGGACCTAAAAATGGATGCAAAGATCCCGAACATAGCACAGTTCACAATGGGGAGGGTCGGAATGCCACCCTGCGGAACTATCTTAGGTGTATTTGAGTCCGTGATTTCACTGAACTTCTCTATTAGATATTGCACTGTGGATTGGCCAACATAAGCGAGTGCAACTAGTGTGGACAGCACTCCAAGCATAGGTCTATATGTGGGTCTATTATAAGCCACCAAACTGGCAACAAATATATAAACTAACAACAAGACATGCTTTCCGTTTCTCTTGAACCAATCAAGGATAGAAGTGAAAGGAAACTCGTGCTTCATTCTAAATGTTGGGGGTTCATCTCGAATATTTTTAAGTAATTTCTCCATATTGCTGTTAAGGCTATTGACGGATCCGTTAATAGAATCTGCCATACCTTGTCCTTCCGATACCAGAGTACTCAACAACTCCGTCACAACATCTGTCGTTTCGGGGTCAAGAGAAACATTGCTATTCAAGGACATGGCAGGACCTTGAGGAGCTATAGGATATAAATCAGCTATTAACTCTTCAAAGGTCTCAATACCCTTCGCGTCAACGTAATTCTTCAACTTATTTTCATAAGTCACTCCACATTGTGGCACAAAGGCCCAAGCATCAGAACGCCGTCCAGCACGTTTATAAAATGACTTAGTACGGTCGGCTTCTGTAGCTCTCAACTCAGCTTGCCTCCACTTGGGTGGGGCATTCTTAGTCCAGATTTTTGGGGGTTGTTGGAATTTCTTGGGGGTAGGGCGAATCTTTTTGTTGTTTGTCATGTTGGAAATGGTTTTAATGCAGCAAAAAGTTTCGATAGTAAAGTTGTAATTCATAGATGGGGGGGTGGAAGGTGGGATCGCCACTAAGGTAACATCTCACACCATACTTGCCATAGGTGCTCCTCGGGCTCTTAGCCAATCAGATTGTTTATTCCTAAAAGCAATCAAACATGGAAGATAGTTTTACAAGTTCCTCAAACTTGGTGTTTAGCAAACCTGAATATGAATGCTCACCAACACGGTGTTTTAAAACTTTAAAAGAAAATAAAATACAAACAACTTTGTAGTGCTCAGAGGGGCCTACATACAGTTGAACAGCATCACTTGTTATTCAAGTCGATGTCAATGAAACCTTTAGGTATCATACATCCAGGGGAGAAGGTCCCACGGTCCTTTGCTTACATTTAAGTTAGTTCGCGTGCAAATAGAGCATCAGAGAACCCCAAAGGTTCTTCATATTTTTGAAAATTTTTACATCACTTGGATGGCAGAAATCTGCTTTTATAATTTTGTATTTGAGGAGTTCATAATAGAACGCCCGGTTTAAGAATTTTTCTAATGATTTTTCCGAGTTCTGGAGAGAACTCGGAAGGAAAAACAAATAAAA